AGCTGTTCCATCTTTTTCAGTAACACAATCGATATTGCTATCACCATCATCTATCTGAAATACTATTCTATCTGCTGCGGTTAACATGGCTTCTGGGTTAGTAGCAAAATTAACTGTTAAACCAACACAGACATCCATTGCATTACCTTCTGCATCAGTAATAAATAGTTTTGTTTCAAACCAAATATCACGAGTAGAAGATAGAGCATATATTTCATTACCTTGAATAGAAGCACCATCGTTATCAGTGGTTGCTTGAGAAGTTAAAACTACCGCACCATTTTCAACATCTGCACCTATTGCAGTTGTAGCTGAACTATCTTTAATTAAAGTCCAGTCGTTTGTAGTGTCAAGAGCAACGCCAGTAAAGTCATCCATATACGTAACGTAGTCAGGATTATTTGAAGCAGGTAAATTTAAAAACCACTCTCTAGTTTTCTGAGTTCCTGCGTGTAGGATTGGACCAGTAAAATGTACTGCCATTATATTTCCTCCTTACCAAAGGTTTTGCCCTAGAGTCTTGGTAAGCGTCTGCTGGGACAGTCGCTAGGGCTAATTATTCCCAGATAAAGTAAAAGGGGTACTATGTACCCCTTCCACAATTTATATTAGGACGATCCGGGGCTTCCGAATATACCTAATGGATCAGATACGCCAAAGGAGTATCTTTCACGAGCTTTATACCGGACGTTTCCAGTATCAAAGTCTCCATCCATGCTTGTAGTCATAGGTGTACGAACAAAATGTTTTAATCCATTTGGAATATCCGTAGTTAAAAACCAAGCATTTGTATCAGTCAAATAATGGTTTATAGAATATCCTTCTGGAATAACACCCGTAGTTCTAATCGCATTGATGTCATTATCCGCTGTTGCCACTCTATTTTCTGTTTGCAATAAACGTGTTGCAACAAACTGTAAGTCAGCAGGGATAATTAGTTTTCTAGGTTTTGCAGCAATTAACAAACCACGCTCATCAGTCCAGTTAGAGATTTGAATAACTGATGCTTCCAAAGAAGTTTCATTTAAGTCAGATCCCACAGTTGGTCTGTTAGAGTTTGTGCCACCTGAAACTAATGGGTGTGCAGTATTACAAAGTGTAACACCATCCCCATAAGTAAAATCAGTATTAAACGCATTGTTTAATATATTTGCAGCTTTAGTTTGTTTTGTATAAGCCATTGCTCTAGCCAATGATTTAGTATATCGAGCTGATAAAGAATCATAGAGGTTATCCTCCATTGCTTCTTCAGTAATCGAAAATCCCATTGCAATGGTTTCATGGTTATATCTTGCAGCAAATGCTTCTTGAGCGTTGTCAAAAGTTATCGCTTCACCTTCTTGTTTTACAGGCGCTGCTGAAAAACCAGATAGCTTGGCTTCTTCTTCAAACGATCGTTCTGAAGTTTCTTGCTCAAAAATTTGTTGATGTTCCTCACCGTATTGAGCGTACTCAAGCCCAAAAAGAGCATTAAGTCCCGGCAAGAGTTCTTTTAATAATTGCGCTCTACTTATAGCCATTTACTTAATCCTCCTTACAGACCAGTAGCTACATGATAAGCGTGTCCACCTTTACTGATATTACTATCTTCATAAGGTGCGTTCCACTTAACAATAACTTCTGTAAAATTACCACTTGAGTCCGCTGTTTCTTCAACAACGTCCACAATACGCATTGGTAAGGTTAATGTAGTAGCAATACCGTTAATGGCAACTTTAGAGTTACCTGTAACCGTGCTACCTGCATTTTGTACTAATGCAGCATTACTACCAATAGACGTATACCCTGTGCCAGCTATCGTTGTACCAGAAGATACAACAGCAACTTTATACAACGTATTAGGATCATCAGCTACATAAGCCTTGATATCTGATGCCGCTGTATTAGCAGGATAGAATTGTTTAAAAGTTTTAGTGTTTGTATTAGGGTCTGTAAAAGTACAACCCATAAATACGCCGATTACGCCAGTAGTAGCAGTCGTGCTAGTACCTGTATCTTTTTCAAGAGTTGCGTCTGCTACTCGCTTAACAACGTCCCCAAAAAAGATATTGGTATTATAACCCGAAGCTATTGTTATCTGACGTGTTGAACCCGCATATGGTGTTCCGCCAATTAAATTAATTGGTATTAATCCATATGGGGCATCTACAGTTGGATAAGCCATTTGTAAAATTCCTCACTTAACAGAAAGTTAAAACCGTGCGTTATTTCCCGTTGCCTGTTCCAAAAGTAACCTTAGTAGATTTATTTTTAAAAAGAGGCATACGAGGGTCATCTTCACGCATGTAGTTATTATCGACAGACTCTGTATTTTGCCGTGTTCGTTGGGCAACATACTCATCTCTCTGTTGAGTAAGCTCTTCGTCAGTTTTGCAGAGAAGCAGCCCACCTATCTCTATCGCATCGTTAAATTGACTGTTGGGGTCAGGCATAGTAAATGCTTCGGGATGTTCCGATGCTTTTACAGGTTCCCATCCTTCTCTAAACTTAGAGGATACATTCTGGGCATCACGTTGTCCCATACTGCTTACACGGATAAAACGATATGATTTTCCCGGTTCCTGATTTATGTTTGGTAATAATTCAGGGGGAGACCACTTTTTAGGTCGTTTATCTGTATTACGGGAAGAATGTTCCCTAGTAGTGCGAGTTCGCCCTTCTGTTTTTTTATCTTCCACGTTATACCTCCAACTTTAATTTTTCACGAACATATTGTTCGGGGGAAAGACCTAACCTTTTAGCCAGTCTAACTTCCGAGTTTGTAAGCACAACTCTTTTAGAGCTAGTGCTACGTTTCGCAGGAGAAACTACAGTTTTTTGTGCCTGTTCTCCACTTCCGTTTGTAGAAGGTGTTTCCTCTGCTTCCTGCTCAAACTTTTCAGGAAATCTTTGCCGCATTTCTTTGTCAATGGCAGCATAATATTCATCTGAAGTTGGGTCAACACCTTGATTTACTAATGTCTCATGTGTGCCAAACGCCAGACTTGTCATCGCACGATCTATTCCCCACCAACTTTTATTGCGTTCTTGCCACGCTAACGCCTTTGCATCTGCTTGAGGCGCTTGTTGATAGTTAACAGATGGTTCTGATTCTTTATTTACACTATCTTTTTGTGTTTGTAAAGCCTCTTCTGAATATTTAGGCACATATTCTTCTGCTTTTGCCATGTTTAATTTAGCTGTAGCTAATTTTTCACTAGCTTCTGCAACTAAATCTGCATCGCCTGCATCATAGGCTTCTTTAAATGTTTTTTTTGCTAGAGCTAATTCATGCTCTGCGCTGCTTTTAGAGTTATCCATTAAGACTTTTTCACCTTGAGTTAGGTGTTGTCTTAACAATTTGTTCTCTTCAATCGCCTGTTTTGCTAGTTTAGCAGCATGATCTCGTTCTTTAATTGCTGCTTCTTTAGCTCTTCTTTCGTCATTCCAGACCTTTTTTAGCTGTTTTCCTTTCTCTTTTGTATACTCATCAAGCTCATCTTTCTCAAGATTTTCTACAATTTCTTCTGGCATAGACTCTCTACCCTTATCTTCTTCGGGAACATCGTCTACGATTTCTATTTCAAACTCACTATTTTCCTCCTGTTTGGCAGGAGCTTCTTGTTGCGGTGCATCAATTACAGTTTCGTTTGTTTCAGTTTCTTCTAATGCTGTTTGTGGCATTTACGTATCCTCTTGATTTTATTAAAGTTATTGTCTTTGAATACCCCTTGGATCTTCTACTACTGCTTCTACAGAATCATCATTAATAATTCTGAAAGCCTTGCCGTGAATGTGTAAACGAGTACCTGTATGAGGTCTTACCAAAATAAAGTCTCCTTTTTTACACCACGGACCTGTGGGAAACTTGTTAGTATCCCCGTAACAATCTGGTCCTAACTCAACGACAAATAATACGGTGGCTAGTATTTCTTCGGTTTTTTGTGTTTCACTAGCTTTTAATAGTCCGCTGTCAAATTTTTCCTCTATATCAGGAACTGCGCATAGAATGTGATAACCTTGTGGTTGAGGTAGTTGTGTTGCTTTTTTGTCGTCTATACTTTTGATATTTGTTGTTTTAGTCATCTTCATTAAACCTTTTTTGTAGATCTTCAAGATATTCTTTTATGGAATTTAATCCACTTACCACACCGCATACATATTTGTATTCAGCATAATCCTGAATACTACCACTACTTAGCTTTTGAAGTAAATTATTATGTTTAATATTAATCTCTTCAAGTACCAGATCATAAGCATCCATTATACTTGTTCTCCCGATCCTGCGTCTTTAGTTAAAGAAGCGCCTATTTTTGTACCCTCTAATAACTGTTTAACCTGTAATTCTTCGTCACTTTTTGCAGCGTCTGCTAGGAGTCTAGCCGCAGTTTGTTTTTCTTGAGACTGGATACGAGCCGCCTCAAGTTCTACCGTGGCTTGGTCTTTAGCTGTTTTACGTTGAATTTCAGCTTCTTTTAACTGCAGTTCTTTCTGTTGCATTTGTACAACTGGGTCTTGTGCTTGTTGCGCTGCCTGTTCTTGCGCCGCTTGTCCCTGACTTTGTTGTAGTAATTGCTCAGATGCGTCTGCAACCAGACGTGAAAGTTTTACTTCCACATCTTCTGGTAGTTGTTCATCCAACGGTGGTAATGGTACACCTAACTGTTCTTCTAGTCTAATTCTATACAAGAACGCCACATGTTCTGCTATGTGTGCTTGCATAGCTGCCATCATTTGTGGAGCCTGTGGATTATTTTCTAATACTTTAAGAATTAATGGATCTTGCATAGCATTACTATGTACTCGTATATGTGCTTCATGATCTTGGTACGCAAAAGCCTTAACAGGTTTACCAGTCATAATAGCCATGTTTTCAGAAACAGGGTCCATTGGTTTAATTTCATCTTCAGAAGGAATTAACTTCTGCACATTTTCTATACCAATAGTTTCTAACATCTGTTTGTGTAATTCAGGTATGTCATATATTTGTGGTGCAGATGCAGCTAACTGCATGACTGTCTGATACTGCACCACCTTTTGCGCCATAGTTGATGAATTAGGATTGGCAACAGGTACAACCTCCACCATATCATAATCAGATTTTTTAACTTGTCTTGTACCTTTATCTGGGTCATAACTATAACTACTTGAAGTATCTTCTTTAATAATTTTTGCTAACAACTGAAACTCTTGTTTCATTGCCGCATAAACACGAGACTGCACCGCCGACATTACTTTTAATGTGCGTTCTAAAATTGCAAGCGTAGTACCAACCGGAGACTGTGATGACATGTCACTAATTTTTAAATCAGCAATAGATGCAAACCGTCTGCCTTCTTCAACAATGCTTTGCATTAATTGAAATAAAACCTGACTTGGTTCTTTGTATGGTAGTGGCATAATATTTTCTTTTAATGAACCACTAGGAATATCTACATCACGAAACTCTGCTGGTTGAATAGGTGTGTCATCACCTTTAACTCGCATACCTTTAGTTTTAAAACCACCGGGTAAGTTAGCTAAAGTTCCTGCGTCAACTAACTGTCTAATTAAAGATGTACCTGACTTAGCAAAAGAACCTAACAAATGCACTAAACCAAAAGCATAAAAACCAAAACCGGGTATGTAAGGATAATGCACAAAGTGTTGTCGTTTTATTTTTCTAGGATCATCTTCCATCCAGTTGCGTCTTATAGCTAATACAACATTAGAAGTTTTTTCTACAGTTATAATGTAAGGTAGTCCGATACCTGTTTCTTTACCTTTGTCATCTTTATCTTCATACCCTTCAAGATCGATATTTACATGAAACTCAAGAATTTTATAACGATAATCAGAAGTAGCACTAAACCCCATATTTTCTGCTATTTTCTTTTCAATATCATCTAAATACCCACTTTCAGGTTTTTCTAATTCTACATCTCTATAGAAGCCAGCTACCTGTAGTTTGCGTACATCATTCTCTGATTGACGCATAACATGTGTAACCCTTTCTGCATCATCTAAACTACTAGCACCATACGGCACTACCATATCTTCAGCGGGTACATAAATAGAAGCGGGTCTGCCTGTGTTGTTATCATAATATACTTTTTTAAAAGCGTTACCCGCTAAACCTAAACCCCATAACATACGCTCGTGTTCAGCCCTATATTCAGGCATTTTTTCCTGTATATAGTAATTCATGTTGTCTGCTACATTAACTGCAGCAGCTTTGTTTTCAGGGGTTTCTTTACCAATAATTTTTGTTTTAACTGGACCGCCTGCAGGTAAGGTTTCCATTACAGTTTCTGATTGAAACTTAACCAACGCTTCAGATAATAATGGGTGATATACACCACAGCACCCTGACCACGGCTCGGTACGTTCTTCTATTTTTAAACCAAGCAACTCCATACCATCAGCATAAGTTTGAAGCCAGTCTTTACGAGAACTTAAATCACCCTCAAAATCTTCCATCAACCCGCTAGATATTTCGTGAAGTTGATCTTCATCCATATCTTCTGCAAGGTTTTTATAAAATGGATTTTCTTTTTCAGATATTTCTATCTCTACAACTCTGGTTAACTCACCTTCCGGCATAGCATCAAATTCTATAACCGTACTTAAGTCCTCTTCCATTTCCTCTTCGAGTTCAGAAACAGGTCTACCATCAGGAAGAACAATTTCTAAATCAGGTGCATTACTTTCTGCCATAATTATTACCTACGTTTTGTTTTTTTCTTAGCTACTTTTTTCTTAGCTACTTTTTTCTTAGCTACTTTTTTCTTAGCTACTTTTTTCTTTTTAATAACACCACGACCAATTAATATATCTTTAAAACTAGTTTTACCATCTCCATCTAAATCAGGAAATTTTTTCTTTGCCATAATTACACCTTTTTTCTTTTGTGTTGTCTACGGATAGCTTCTTTACCAAGTCTAGCAATAGCAGCTTGTTTATTTTTACCTTGAACTTTAGCCCTTTGTTCCATGACAGTTAAGATTTGAATTTTTCTCGCAAACGGTTTGTTAACTCTTTTAACTTTTGCCACAGTTGCTCTAGCATCTTCTGGAGTCGCATATTTAATTCGCACAGTATCTTTGGGGTTTTCATCAGTGTATAATCTCCTTCCACTTCCTTTTGGTTTTTTACCTGTACCAACTTTAGGATCTTTTTTCTTAGCCATTAATAATAAGACCCCCTGTTGTTATGATATCTATAAGCACGATAAGCTCCTTCATCAAAATCATCAGGCTCATCCATTCTAGTTCTAACGTATCCTCCTTTACGAAAACGCATTAACGCCATCGAAGTTGAGTCTACATAGTCATCATGTTCTCCTGCGGGAAAACTTGCTATCTCTTCTATCACTTCCTCTGCCCAACGGGTAGGAGGATGCCATACTAAACCTGATGCAAAAATATCAGATACTGCATTTAATCGGGTAATCTTATCGTTCCCTTTAGTCGGTGTAAACTCCTGTACCGGAATACCCATAGATCGTAATTCATAAATTAATGGCGCACCACTAGCTTTCTTTTCAATAATAACACTATCTGGCTCCCAATGTTTATACTCTTCCATAACAACTCGTTTAAGTTCAGGAAACTCCATGCGGTCACGAAAAGCATTAAGCAAGATAACATTAGCTATAGGTAAACCTTCTTGTAGTTTAACTCGTCTATCTTCGATGTCGTTGCCTGTTTCTACTGCAGGCTCTCCTGCTTTGAAAAAGACACCCCATACTGTACAGGCGCTATAGTCAGCACGATTATTTTTTTCAAACGCCGTATCCCATGACATTAAAATAAAGTCACAACTGGGTGGAGTCTCTTGTTCCCAACAACGCCACCACTCCCGTTTTACAATAGCACTGACTTCTGATGTAGGGTCTTGTTGATATTGTGCCATCCATTTGCTATGAGGTAGTTCATTACGTAGCAAACTAAGTTCTTCTAAAGACCAGAACTCTGACCACAAAGCATTACCTGATGGTAAAATAGCAGGAAACTCTATAATCTCCCATTCTTCTCCTTCCCGTTGCATCGCAGATTTTACCACTTGCCCGGTCAAATCACGTTTACTCCAACGTGTCATTACGATGATAATCGCTCCACCGGGTTGTAAACGCTGACGAGGACCAGAAGTATACCAGTCGTGTACCTTGTCATAGACTTCAGGACTATGTTCTGCTAGGGTTGCTTCCTGTTCACTGTGGGGATCATCAATAATTAACAAATCCGCACCTTTACCTGTAACCGCACCACCTACACCTATTGCAAAATAGTCTCCACCTTTAGATGTATTCCATCTACCAGCAGCTTTTGAGTCTGCCTGTAAGGAAGTGCCGGGAAAAATGTCTTTATATTCCTCCCGTTCGACTAAATTACGTACTTTTCTACCAAAACCCACCGATAATTCTGCAGTATGAGAGGTTTGTATAACTTTTTTATGGGGAAACTTGCCTAAAAACCAAGCTGGTAGCAAATAGGAGGCAAACTCAGACTTAGTATGACGGGGGGGCATATTGATTATAAGTCTTTTGCACTCACCATTTGCTACACGTTCGAAAGCCCGTGCCATTTTGGTATGATGGCGACCGGGAATAAACTCAGCCCACATTTTTTTTACAAAAACTAGAAAATCATCCTTAGTTTTCTCTTTTTGTACTAGATTTTCGTACTCAGACAGCTCTTGTAGCAGTTTTGCCTGCTCTTTCTCGGATAATTTAGGTAAAATTTGCAATAAATTGTCTAAATCTTCCTTTGATAGCTTGGGCGCAAGCGTTTCTGTCTTATTATACGGACGAACATTGTCAGAAGGTGCGCTCATTTTACTTTTTCC